CATACATGCAAGAGTTAGAGCAAATTACAGGTACTGATGACATTGAAGACAATGCTGAAATGATTAGAATGTTTGTAGAAAGTGCGACTAATGAAGCAACTGTGGCTAAAGTTTCAGATACGGCTTACTCTACAGGAGATGCAATAATGTATAAAGGCAAAGAAATTGATCTACGCCGACTAGATTATGACATGCAAGATGTAAGCGATGGCATATATCAAATAAATGCTCCTGCATATTACACAGACGGCACAGAAATAGCAGATGGTGATTACGATGATTTATACGACCTTCCGGAATTAAATGATTATATCTATCAAGATTATATGTCCGAGTCTGTAGAAGAAGCAAGTGTAGAAGAAGCAGATAATACTGATAGATCAAGTGTAACACTTGATATGGTTGCACCTGCCTTAAAAAAACTTCATATGGAATACAAAGAAAAAGCCAATGAGTACCATACCGCCTATGCCGAAATGGAGGCAGATGGAATGAGTGATGAAGAAATCATGAATGCAGATGACGATATTGTAGGTTATGTAAATATTGATGATATCGAAGACAAAATTAAGGCAATAGAAGAAGTTTTTAAAGAAGGAAATTTTGGAGAAGTAAATGGTAATAATATTATCGCTATGGCTTCTTCAGGAGATACCGCAATGAGAGAACTATTCATGCAAGAACTTAAATATGCAATCAAAGATAATCATCCAGAAGTCTATAGCAAGTTGTTTATGTATGGTATTGGTGAGTCAAAGAACGAGAGTGTAGAAGAAGCAAGTGTAGAAGAAGCAAGTGTAGAAGTTCCAGTACAAGAACTACAGGACATATTACAATTAGCAGGATTTGAAAACTATGCAGAAAAGATCGAAGAGTATGCTAATGAGCCTAACGAAGAATACGGCGATTCAGAAGAACAGATGGTTGGTTTAAGTGGAGGACTAAACGGTCCTAAGACACATTATCCAGCAGCCGCAGGTGGAGACAATCCAATGAATGTTAAACCACTTAAGGTTGATGATGTTTATGAAAGTTTTTATACAAAATATGATAAATTCATTGCAGAACTAAACAACCAAAACAAATAATTAAAACATAACTCAATAGCACCGTTAGGTGCTATTTTAGTGACTAGATTAATAAATACTATGTGCTCACCAAAGTGTGAGACTTATGGAGACTAAACTCTGTAGACCTAGGACGTCGTAAACTCTAAAGGAGAAAACAAAATGGCTTTAAGAAAAATTCGTGGCAAAGTAATTAACCAAGCAATTGGAGCACACACAGGAAAAGACGGAGACTTGTTCTTCGATGATTCCACAAACAGTTTTAAAATTTCAGACGGATCAACAGCAGGTGGTGTTAGATTATTACAAGATTCTGTTGTTCAAGCCAGTCCAACTGGACTGATGGGAGCAAGTATAACTGCTAAAACACAGTTAGCAAACGGTAGTGATATATTATTGGCTGCAGGTACACATTATATGACACCGGCTGATGGTAATGCTATGACTGTAACTATGCCAACATATGCTAATTCATCATTAGGTGATGTTATTATCATTGAATACCATGTGTTAGGAAGTAACGGTCAAACTATGAAAATTGGTACTGCTAGTCAGTTTTATATGGCTAAATCAGCAATATACAAACCAGTTGGCGCAACAGGTAGTTTAGTAGGTCTAAACTTCGCAGTTGATCTCGCTGACGGTTCTGCTGATGACTTTGCTAATTTAGTTGGATTAACTAATGCAGGTCCTGGTGTAGGTAGTTATGCTATCATCACTTTTAACGGATCAGTTTGGAGATTCGAAGCAAGATTAGAGAGTTCAGGAACTTCTGTCGTTAACGGCACATCAGTTTTTGCACAATCATAAGATACATTAATCTTAAAAAATACTTTATTAAACGGTGTCTATTTTTTAGGCACCGTTTTATATTTAAATAAAGCAAGGAGCAGAAAATGGCTATAATTGAATGGGTTAAGGCAAGAACAATAGAAAGAACTTCGTGGGACGGAGCAGTTATAATTGCAATTAGTGCAATAGCATTAATGGCAACTCCAATTATTAAATGGGTAGCAATCGCAGGATTAGCATATGGTATTTTTAGTATCTATAAGAAAGAAGACTAAAATTAAGTATACTAAGTACTAGTATGAGCAAAAGTTTAGATGGCGTATTAATAAAAAAAGCCAACCAGCAAGAAGTATTTACAAATGAAGAGATACTTGAATTTGCAAAGTGTACAGATTCTGCAACCGGGCCTTTTTATTTTTTAACAAACTATTTTAATATACAACATCCGGTACAAGGTCAAATAAAATACCACCCATACGAGTATCAAGAAAGATTACTACAGACATATCATAATTACAGATTTAACATTAACATGTTGCCTCGTCAAACAGGAAAGACTACTACTGCGGCAGGTTACTTATTGTGGAGAGCAATGTTTGTGCCTGATAGCATAATACTTATTGCCGCACACAAGTATGCAGGTGCACAAGAGATTATGCAACGTATACGTTATGCATATGAATTATGCCCTAATCATATTCGTGCTGGTGTTACTAGTTATAACAAAGGTAGTATAGAGTTTGATAACGGCAGTCGTATTATTGCACAAGCAACAACTGAAAACACAGGAAGAGGTTTAAGTATCTCACTTTTGTATAGTGACGAGTTTGCATTTGTTCGTAACACTATTGCTAGAGAATTTTGGACTAGTATTTCTCCTACTCTAGCAACAGGTGGTAGTGCTATTATTACAAGCACACCTAACAGCGATGAAGATCAATTTGCTATTATTTGGAGAGATGCAAATAAGAATTTTGATGAACACGGAAATGAACTACCAGGTGCAGTTGGAGTAAACGGATTTAAAGCATACCGTAGTTATTGGCACGAACATCCAGATAGAGACGAACAATGGAAAAAAGATGAACTAGGTCGTATCGGAGAAGAACGGTTTAGACGTGAACATGATTGTGAATTCATTATTAATGATGAAACTCTTGTTGATAGTTTAGTTCTAACAGGTATGCGAGGAGAAGACCCTATTAGCAAACAAGGAACTGTTAGATGGTATGCGAATCCTAAACAAGGAATGACATACTTAGTAGCACTAGATCCTAGTCTTGGAACAGGAGGGGATCCAGCAGCAATTCAAGTACTAGAAGTGCCTACAATGATACAAGTTGCTGAATGGAGACATAATAAAACTCCTATACCTCAACAAATACAGATAATGCGACAAATTATACAATTTATTGTAGAAGACACACAAGATGCTAACAGTGTATACTATAGTGTTGAGAATAATAGTATAGGAGAAGCGGCACTAGTAACTATTGCAGAAATAGGAGAAGAAGCAATTCCTGGAGTATTTTTAAGTGAAAGTAGAGCTCACGGCAACAGTAAACAGTTTCGTAAAGGATTTAACACTACACAAAGAAGTAAAATAACTGCATGTAGTAAACTAAAAACACTAGTTGAAAGTAGTAGATTAAAAGTTAACAGTAAGTTATTGGTTAGCGAACTTAAATGCTTTGTTGCTAGTGGAGGTAGTTATGCAGCCAAAACAGGAGAAACAGACGACTTAGTTATGAGTCTTATACTTTCTTTGAGAATGGCTAACGAACTAAAGAACTATCTCCCTGAATTAGATACACAAATGAGCGACGGAAGTGACTACGATATGCAACCAATGCCATTTGTAATAATGTAAAATGTAATAAATACAGTATCATGATAGACTCAACACCACAAGACTTATTTAGTAAGTTAAAAGGACAATTTAAGAACTTAACCCTAGGAAGAGAAGACGGGTCGCAGACACTAGTGCCTAGCGAAGCAGTTTTCTTTGAGTTTGATTTTAGTGCTGACGGAGAAAGACTAGGCAGTGTAGTAGTTAGTATAGTTGATACTGGCATACTAAAGGTTTACTTCTCTAACGATATAACTGACAATGTTAATATAAAACTTAAAAATAAATGGTATGATTTCTTAAAAGGACTAAGTAAATTCTCTGCTCGTAATATGCTTAATTATCAAACAAAGAATATCTCCAAAGCAAGACTAGATAAAAAAGATTTTGCGTTTCTATCAAAACAGAATAAAACAGAGGAAGAACTTACCATGGAAAGCAAATTATACGGAAGTAAGCAAAAAAGTTATCAGGATCTTAATGATGCAAAACTAATTGTACAACACAACCGAACAGTTGATGAAGATAAGATGGGTGCTAGAAGCAGAAACATAAAAGCAATTTACATTGAAAATTCTCAAGGAGAAAGATTTAAATTTGAGAATAACTACTTGCCAGGTGCAAGGGCAATGGCAAGACACGTAAGTAACGGTGGGTATCCTAGAGACGAACACGGAATGCATATTGGTGAAATTATGTCAGAGATGTCACAACTTAAAACATTTGTTCGCGGTGTTAAAAGTCAAAATTATGTAAATGAAGATGCACAAGATATAATTGAAAGAGCAACAGGTAGATATTACGGATTAAAAAATACATTAGAATCCATCAGTAAACAAAAAGGATATGTTAATTATTTCGAAGCATATCAGCCATCAGACATTGAAGTTTCAGAAGATGATATAAATGATCTTAAAGCAAAACTAACTAGAAATGTATTCGATGATAAACTACAAGATAGTTTAAGTGTAGTGGGGAAAGCAATGAAAATTACAGAAAAGAAACAAGGCGAATTCTTCGACTATGGTAAATGGGTCAGGAGTGCTACTAGTGCTGGTGCAGAAGTTGTTGGTGATGTAAACAGTGCAACTGCAATGAAAGATGGCGAAGAGATTGGTAGTTGGAGTCAAGATGCACAAGACCTCGAAGCAAAGTATGGCAGTGATGTTAAAGAACCTGGATACGGTGAAGTTAACATGGGAATGGGAGATAGAAGTGATACTCCAGAACGACCATTTGATTTACCTGAAAAACTAGAATTAGCACCTGGTGAAAATATTTTAAAGAATGTAAAATACAGAAGTAGTAACGACTTGCTTAACTTAATATTAGTTGACATTGGTGAAAGAGCAACAGACGATGGTGTAAAAACTTTTGCAGAAGTAATGGCAGAAAAGATTGGAAGTATAGGAAGTGTATTTGGACAACAAGAAGAAGATCCAGAGTTTAAAGCAAACAAAGGCAAGGCAGTAAAACTTGCAGGTATGTATATTAAACAAATGAAAGATAAAAAAGAATCTTTAGAGAATAACGTATTAACTACTGTAGAAAATACAAGTGGCGAACGTCATGTGGTTGAAGTTCCGATGGAGCATTTTAAAGTTTACGAGAGTTCAATGGATAGACTTGTTGAAGGTACTTGGAATTTACCAGGTGACCAAGATACAGTACAAAAAGTAATAGACTTAATGCAAAAACCTATACCATTGGGTGATGGTGGTGAAGGTGCAACAGATGCAATTAGTTTTGCTTTTGGTGATGATACGTTGTATGACGAATTAGGAGATGCAGGAGATAAAAATCCAAAAGCAGATGCTAGACCAATAATATTAAATTGGATAGAAAGTTCAATAGATAATTTTGCAGATTCAAATTTCCCTACTATGTATTTAGATATGATATTTGATGAGTTAACATATGGACAAGATAGTGCAATGAGTCCAGCACAAGGGGAACTACCATTAGATGTTCCAATGGATAATCTTAAAAAAGAAAGTGCAATACAAGAAGGTTTTGTAAGCCCTGAAAGTAAACTAGTGCATGAAATGTCTCAAGACGATAACGCATTCGACGTAATATATCAGGCATCTGGCAACGACGACCAAGTTGGAAAATACATACAAGAACAAATGGAAGAAGTTGCACAGAATCAATTTGGTGGTGTTATTGGCGAGAATATCGAAGCAATCATAGATGAGATAATAGAAGATCATTATGAGATGAACGAATCATCACAGAAATTTAATGTTGACCTTGATGAAGATCCAGAAGAAATTACTAACACTGGTCGTGAAGAAGATTTGTCAAATATTGATAGAGATAGTGTAACACTTGACATGGTTAAGCCAGCAATTGAAAAAATGTTAGCCTCATATGAAGCAGATGCTAACGAGTGGAATAATGCTTACACTGAATTAGAAAAAGAAGTAAGAGCTAAAGGTGTAACAGATCCAAAACAAATACAAACTGATGTGTTTAACATGGATGATGATATTGTGAGTTATGTAAACATTGATGATCTTGAGGATAAGATTGATGCAATTAAAAGACTTATGAAACAAGGTGATGCTGATGGTAATGACATTGTTGATCTTGCAAGTTCAGGTCCATCGGATACTATTGCAAGAGAAGATTTTATGCAAGAGTTAAAATATGCAATCAAACAAGACCACTCAGAATTATACAGTAAGTTGTTTATGTATGATATCGGTGAGTCAATGGACGAGAGTGTAAACGAAGCAGAAATTCAAGAAGATCATATGAAAGGTTATCAAAATTATAAATGTAAAGATTGTGGAGATACAATGCACAGTCCTACTACAAGTTGCTCACACGAATCGTCAGACGAATCCGGAGATTGGTGGATTGATAAGAACGGAAACGGAGTAAAAGATATGAATGAAGAGTACGGAGGCGATGGTGACAAAGTGATGTTCAAAGGACGCGAAATAGACACTGGTACTATTGATTATGATATGGAAGACTTTAGTGATTTAATTTTTAACATCGACTATGGTGTAAGATACACTGACGGTTCACTTGTTGATGAAGCAGACTACGATGCCTTAACATATACAGATGATATCATGGACTTTGTACGCATTGACTATGTGGAGAGCTTCAGAGAAGGTGTAGACAACATGCCAACTGAAGGAAATAAGTTCTCTGGTGAACTAGAAGATGCAAGAAACAAAGGCGAAGATGAATTTGAAGTTGACGGCAAAAAGTATAAAGTTACAAAAGAAGATGCACAGATTGCCCAAGAACTTCAAAAACTTAAAGAGATGGCAGGCATAGGTTCAGGAGCAAAAAGTAACTTTGGTATATATCCAGGCGAAGAAGGATATAAGATTACACCAAGAAGTTTAGTAGCAAGAGAAATGAACAAATTAAGAGACATAGAAAATAAAAAATAAGTTAATAATTGTAAAATCGATCAAGTAGCACCACTTTTAGGTGCTACTCTTTGCCACTTCAATAAATAAACATGAGCAATGCTAACACGGAATATTATTCCGACCCCCCAACCTTAAGGAAAATAAAATGAAAAAACTAGCAATCAGTGCGGTGGCCGCCGCACTATTAAGTACATCTGCATTAGCAGAAGTATCTATCTCTGGAACTACAGAGTTCTACTATAAAGATGTTGACTCAGAAATTACTGCTAATAATGGCAGTTCAATGGGAAACTCAGATAACGAAATTAAATTTACTTTTTCAAATAAAACAGACGCAGGCTTAGAATATGGATATGTTGTTGAATTAACAACAGTTGGCGATTCAAGTTCAACTGTTGATGAGTCATCATTGTACATTTCAGGTAGTGCAGGTAAAATTATCTTAGGTGGTAATGATGCAGTAACTGATAACTTTGGCATTGGTGAACAAGACATTATGTCTGAAGAAGTAACTGGTACATACACTAGTGCTACTATCCAATCAAACGCAGGCGAAAAGACATATGGTGCTGATTTAACTAAAGCATCTTATATTAGTCCAACAATCGGTGGCTTTCAAGCAGGCGTAAGTTACTACGATTCAGGTGCTGCAGGCACAACTGATTCAACATCATTTGGTGCAAGTTATACAATTGATGCATTAAAAATTGGTTATACTAACGGAATGCAAGAAGTAGCAAGTGCGGTTGACAACGAGTCACAAAGCATTGGTGCTAAGTTAGCATTAGGTAAAACTACATTAATTGCGGCTATGAGTAAAGTCAAAGGTGCTGATGAAGATATAGATACAGTAGGTGTAGGTGCAAGTTATGCAGTTAATACTGATACAACAATAGCAGTATCAACAATGAACTCAGAAGATGCTTTAGATGTTTCTGGAACAGAAAAAGAAGAACTAACACAACATATGTTAGAAGTTAAAAGAAATATTGCTCCTGGATTAAATGTTTTTGTAAACTATACTGATTATGATTACAACAACGGTGGCGAAGCGTCAACAGACGATGATGGTTCAGTAGTACAGATGAAAGTGTCTGCATCATTCTAAAAAATCATTTACCCAAGTGATAGACAAAATAGCATCTTCGGATGCTATTTTTTTTTAAGTCAAAAAAGATGAATTTTTTTATTGACATACTAAATACAATATCGTATACTATATAAACAGTGTGTATACGTTATAGGCACATAAAACAAAAACAAAACAGGCTACTAGGCACATAGGAGAAATACAATGGCATCTTTAGCAGAAATTAGAGCAAAACTTAAATCCCAAGAAACTCGTTCAGAGAATAGAACAGGCGGCGGCGACAACGCAATTTACCCACATTGGAATATACCAGAAGGCAGTACAACTGTACTACGTTTCCTTCCGGATGCAGATCCCAGCAACACATTCTTTTGGATGGAAAGACTAATGATTAGACTTCCATTCTCAGGTGTTAAAGGAGACATGAATAGCAAACCAGTTGTTGTTCAAGTACCTTGCGTAGAGATGTGGAACGAAACTTGTCCAGTACTTTCAGAAGTACGTGGTTGGTTCTCTGACAAATCTCTTGAAGACATGGGTCGTAAATATTGGAAGAAGAGAAGTTATATCTTCCAAGGGTTTGTAACTGAAAACCCATTAGTAGATGATAATACACCTGAGAATCCAATTCGCAGATTTGTTATCTCTCCAAGTATCTTTAACTTAATTAAAGATGCATTAATGGATCCAGATATTCAGGAACTTCCAACTGATTCTAGCAAAGGATTAGACTTCCGTATTACTAAAACTACAAAAGGTCAGTATGCTGATTATAGTACTAGTAAGTGGTCCCGGAAAGAAACTGCATTAACTGAAGCACAAAATGCGGCAGTTGAGAGTTTTGGATTACATAACTTAGGAGACTTTCTTCCTAAGAAACCAACAGAAGTTGAACTTGCAGTAATAAAAGAGATGTTTGAAGCAAGTGTAGATGGACAACCATATGATGTTGAGAAGTTTGGGCAATACTATAGACCATATGGTATTCAAGCACCTGAAGGAACTAAAGCACCTGCTCCAGTAGCAGTAGCGGCTCCAATAGCAACATCTACTCCAGTAGTAGAAACTGCACCAGCACCAGTAGCAACTCCACAAGAGATGGGAGCAACACCAACTGCTCCTACTCCGATAGCGACACCTGCACCCGAAGGAAATAATAAGAGTGCAGAAGACATTCTTGCAATGATACGCAGTCGACAAGCAAACTAAAATATAAAGAGGGCAGAGAGAAAAGTATTAATCTGTCCTCTTCTTCTTTTAGAAAAATAAAACACCAGATAGATTTTAGATGAAAATAGTATTCGACACCACTGGCGACGAGTTAGATTTCAAAGAAACTAGTATAGAATTAGTAGAGTACTATGTACACCAGTTGTCTGAATTAAACCACTTTAAACCAAGCAGTAATAAGAATTCAATAATTAAACTCAAAGATTGCCTTAGTACTATTGACAACTTTTTTGTTAGTAAACTTAAAGACAACACGTTTTCTGATTATGAAGATTTACACAAACAAAGTGTATTAAACAAATTACATCATGCATGGGTAACTAGACAGTTAGGAAACCATTCGCTAACTAAGTTATTAGAACAAGTACATTTACTAGAAGATTTTAGAAACATTAACTCATTAATACATGATGTAGAAAATGAATGGAACGTAGTATATCGCAACTTTAACAAACACGTATGGCAATGTAATAATATATTTGGAAACAAGATACTAGATTTTTCGAAATATAATATTAGCATAGTGTTTAATACGTTAGGAAGAAGCAGTTACAACAAATGGTTTTATCATGATGATAATGCTA